GAGTTTAGTTCACAAAATGCCCTTCAATTATCTTCGGATAGATTGATGAAAGACAGATTTCTTCGGAAATGTGACAAGTAAAGATGTGTCTTGAAAGTCTTAATGCGAAAGGCGATGTTAATAAAAAATATCGAGTCTTTATGACTCAGAAAAGAGAAAGTTAATGACAACCGAAGCTATTGTAACCATAATTATTGCTTTTCTTGGAAGTAATGGATTATGGGCATTAATACAAAGTATTTATAACAAAAAAGATAAGACTCAGGACAAGCTCGACCTCATAAACGAAAAGGTTGATAAAATCAATTATAAGGTTGATACGAGTAACGCTACTCTGGCGAGAACTCATATACTTCGATTTTCCGATGAGCTTATTAACGGAATAGACCATTCAAATGAATACTTCAAGCAGACTCTACAGGACATAGACACCTATGACACATTCTGCGAGAAGAATCCGAACTTCAAAAACTCTATGACAGAGCTTGCTTCCGAGAATATAAAAGAAACCTATAAGAGATTACTGACGAAGGGAGAGTTCAAACATGAGTAACAAACTATATGACATATTGGTATATATAGCTCAGATAGTGCTTCCAGCGTTATCAGTTCTGATAATAGCCATTTTCAAGATATGGGACATTCCATACGGAGAAGCTATTGGAGCAACTATTATGGCTGTAGATACCTTTATGGGTGCTCTGCTAAAAATAAGCAGCGTACAATATCATTCTAATATCAAGGAGGATAACAATGGAAACAATATTGGCTGATAAGAGCAATTATGGTAAGAAGAGGGACACCTCGACAATTAAGTACATAGTCATTCATTACACTGCAAATGATGGAGATTCTGATAGGAATAACGCTCTGTACTTTCAGAGAAATAAGAACTTGAAAGCTTCTTCTCATTACTTTGTTGATGATGATTCGGTAACACAGTCAGTTCCGGATGATTACATAGCTTATTCAGTTGGTGGAGCTAAATACAAGGACTGTGCTGCTACCGGTGGCGGTAAGCTTTACAAGGTGGCTACTAACAGCAATACGCTCAACATAGAACTTTGTGATACTCAGAGGAATGGCGCTGTATATCCAACAGAGGCTACTATTCAGAGAGCTATAGAACTGACTCAGCAGCTTATGAAGAAATACAATATACCTCAGAGCAATGTTATCAGGCATTTTGATGTGAATGGTAAGCACTGTCCGGCATATTGGATAGACAATAACAAGTGGCTCAATGAGTTCTGGAATCGTTTAGGAAAGGCTCCTGTAGCTGACAATACTCCGAAAGAGCCAGCTCCTAGTGCTAATACCGCTCCAAGTGGTTCTTCGGAATACAAGGTAGGAACAACATATTCTATTGTAGCTTCTGCTCTCAACGTCCGTAGGGCTCCAGGAATGGGCGAGGCACTTGTAGGCTATAAGAACCTTACTGCAGATGGTAAGAGACATTCTAACGGTGGCTCAGCTCTTCTGAGGGGCACAAAGGTTACTTGTAATGATGTGAAGGCTGTTGGTTCGGAAACTTGGATCAAGATTCCTTCCGGTTGGTGCTGCGCCAAGACCAGCACTAAGACCTTTATAAAATAGGTTATAGATGGTGTACCGCCATTTATACATACTCATTTTTTCTAAGAAAGGCTGCTCACTATCGTTTGATAGTGGGTGGTCTTCTCTTTTTTATGGGGCAGTTATGGGGCAGATTTTTCTAAAAATGGGGCAAAATTTATAATATGCTAATTTTGGGTGATGTCTAAAAAGTGGCTATTTGTCTATGTTTGTGGCACTTTGTACAACTTTGACTTTTTATAACATTTTAAAGATTTTTTAAGAATAAAAGCCCTAAAACACTAGGGTTCTAGGACTTCATGGGGCAATTATGGGGCAGATTTATAAAATACTTACTTTATCCAGGGCTTTCTCATCCAGTTTCTTGATCTTCTTTGTGACGTGGAAATAGATCTGTTTTGTGACGTTGCTATTCGAGTGACCAAGTCTCCGAGCGATAGCATCCAGGCTGACTCCTTGCTCTGCGAGTAGAGCGGTGTGTGTATGTCGGAATATATGTGGATGTAGATGCTTAGAGCATTCAACATTACCTAACTTCTGAAGAAGGTTGGTTTCTCGGAGATATGTACCATTCCGAGTGAAGAATAATAGATCCGTCCTGATCTTGTAGGCCATCATGTATTCCAGGCGCCATAATTTGTATTCGGATAGAAACTTGTGAAGCTCTGGTTGAATATAAATATCTCGGAAGCTGCTCTCTGTCTTAGGTGTGGAAATTCCCTGGCTAACATGCCAGGCTTTTGTTATGTGTATATATTTCTCATCTATATCCGAAAGAGTGAGTGCTGTGGCTTCTCCAATTCGGCAGCCTGTTAGAGACATGAATTTGCAAATGAAATATGTCATGGTTCCTTCAAGCTGATCAAGAACTTCCTTCAGTTCGGATGCTTCCAGATATTCATCTTCTGGATCTCGTTTGGTTTTCTTTTCTTTGAATAGGCTAACTTTAATTACAGAGCCTATATAACCATATTCATAAGACCAGGCGAGCATATTATTGAGAAGTACAATATATCTATTGCGTGTTGTATTGGACTTTCCAGAGTCTGTCAGACTGCGCTTGATGTATGGAGCGGTTATCTGATTAACTGGAATATCACCTAGGATAATCTTTATTTGCTTGAATGATGCCTGGTAATTAACCAGAGTTGTTTGCTTAACGTCCTTGTGGTTTAAATAAAGCTCTACAAGGGTGTAGAATCGCATTTCACTTCCGATAGAGCATTTATCCACTATCTTCCTTTGAAGCTCCTCAGAAGCCTTCCTGCGAGCTTGTGCGGTGTCTTTCGGAAGGCTGACTGATACCTTATGGAGCTTACCATCATATCCTTTGTAGCGGTCACATAATCGGAGTCCGGTCTTTGTTGTTTCTATCCACATATTAGTCACCTTCTTTCCTTTCAGAGTCTTCAACATATTTTGGCACTTCGGCAAGTTCCTCTGCTCTTTCCAGGAGTTTCTTCTTGCCTAAAGCATTGAGTGCATTAGCATATGCTGTCAACCTCTTAACTAAAGCATCATAGTGTTCAAGAGATGATATATTCCTTCCTCGTAGCGTATCAAGGGATACATTAAATATATCAGCAAGACGCTCCTCTGTCTCCTGATCTGGATGTCTTATTCCTCTTTCATACATGCCTATTGCTGATGGAGATAATCCAACTCTTTTTCCGAGTTCCTCTTGAGTCCAGTTATTTTGTTCTCTGAAATATTTCAACATGTCTTTAAATTCCATATATCTCACCTTCTTTTCCTCTTTTGATAAAGATAATATCACAAAACGTGTTGACACACAACACAAAACGTGATATATTTCTAAGTGTGTTAAAAATAACACATCAAAATAGCGAAAGGAGGACATAGAATGGAGGGTATTGGCGCAAGGCTGAGGAAACTCCGAGGCTCCAAAAGCATTACTGAGGTAGCTGACGCTATAGGAATAGCGCAGTCTACGCTTTCAATGTATGAGAATGGAGAAAGGATTCCAAGAGACAGTATTAAGATTAAGTTGGCTAAGTATTATGGTGTATCAATAGAAACGCTTTTTTTTACCAACGAATAACACGAAATGTGCGATTGGAGGAGTGCTTATGTACGTCACACAGAAAATGCTGGCAGCAAGTGAAGGATGCTCCGTCAAAACCATTGAGAGGATAAGACTCCGAATGGAAGCAAGTGGATTATATCCAAATGCAGTTAAGAAGACAGGAATTATCAAGATCAATGCCGAGGACTTCCAGGCATTCTGCTTAGCGGAAAGGAGAGAAAAATGGAAAAAATGAAAAAGGGCGCAAGTGCCGGAACACCTACACCCAAAAAAATAACCACATTCAATTATAACAGACTGTCAAATGTCTGTCTACTGCTTGGCTTAGCAAGCATCATCATTATGATAATCGGCTATCTCCGAAGCAATAACACTATTGTAGTCCTAGGAATGGGAATCGGAGCATCAGCTATCACAGTGCAGTTCGCACTAGATCCAATAGAGGAGGAATAACAAATGGCAAGTATATATGAGATAACGGATGACTTTTTGCGCATCCAGGATATGATGGAAGATCCTGAGCTTGATCCACAGACTCTGGCTGATACCTTAGAGGCTATCGAAGGCGAGTTGGAGATCAAGGCTGAGAACTATGCAAAGGTCATGAAGAACTTGGAAGGAGACATTGCAGCGATAAAAGCTGAGATAGACAGGCTCACATCCAAGAAGAAAACTATTGAGAACAACATCAAGAATATGAAGGCAACCTTGCAGAATGTAATGGAAGTGACTGGCAAGACCAAGTTTAAGACAGATCTATTCAGTTTCGGAATACAGAAGAATGCTCCTTCCGTAGTTATAGATGTCGAGAATGTAAGAGACATTCCTGAGGACTATCTGAAGTTTAAGGAACCGGAAGTAGACAAGACAGCTATCAAGGCTGCTATCAATGATGGTGTGGATCTAACAGGAATAGCCCATTTGGAGCAAAAATTTTCTTTAAGAATTAGATAGGAGAGAATTATGGACAAGCAAGCGTTAATTGATGCACTGAACGAGATGGAAGATTCCGAAATAACAGAAGTGCTCGTGGATATTCCTCAGTGCAGCTTATACAAGGATATCGTTAATGTCAGAACAGATGGCAACCGCATCTACCTGGTCACTGAGGATATCAATATTGATTTTAATTTTGATGTTAGATAGGAGGGAAACGAAATGGGAATGCCAGTATTAGTAATGGGCGAGTCTGGAACTGGAAAGACTTATTCCATTAAGAATTTTAAGAAGAAGGAAGCTCTTGTGTTTTCGGTTGAAAAGGGAAGGCTTCCATTCAAAACAGATTTGGAAGTTGTAAAGAATGCAGGATACACAGAACTCGGAATGGAGTTTAAAAATCCAAAATACAAGACTTACATCATTGATGATAGTCAGTATCTGCTTGTAAATGAAATGTTTGATAGAGCAAAGGAGGCCGGATATACCAAGTGGACCGACATAGCTAAGCGCTTCCGTGATGTGATCCATTATATCAACAGTAAATTACCGGATGATGTGATTGTATATTTTCTCCATCACTCTGAATATGATTCTAACTCCGGTAGAACTAAAGCTAAGACAGTTGGAAAGCTCCTGGATAACCAGTTAACAGTTGAAGGCTGCTTTGATGTAGTTCTTATGACTCAGATCGAAAGCGGAGAGCATTACTTCATAACTCAGTCAGACGGACTATCCACTTGTAAGAGTCCTGAAGGAATGTTTGAAGTGAAGATTCCAAATGATCTAAAGGCGGTGGATGTAGCTATCAGAAATTATTATGGAATGGGAGGTAAATAGTTATGTCAGATGAAGTACTTGAAAACTTAGCAGATGCTATTACTTATCACGCAAATGCTATCAATGAATTAAATAAAACTCTTAATGAGTTTCTTAAATGTTCATGCTCAGTTAATGCGCTTGGCAACACTGCGACTCATCCAACCATCGTTATTAAGAGAGAAGACTAAGTTATAAAAGCATAAATAAATAAACTTATTTACTTATAAGGAGGATAACAAGATGAAAAAAGTAAATCTTAAGGAAGTACAGGAAGCATCAGATAGCAAGAGACTTGTTCCTGGTGGATATGTATGCAAGTACACAAAGGTAGAGGATGTTACTAAGAAGGAATATCTCTACATGGAGTTTGATATAGCTAAGGGTGATTATGAAGGTTATTATCAGAGCTTATTCGATGCTTATGGTTTTTGGGGTGGCAAGTGCTACCGCTCCTATAAAGAGAGAGCACTTCCAATGTTTAAGCGTATGTGCTCTGCGGTAAATAAATCCAACAATGGATTTGTATTTGATGGAGAGACAAACGCTGATGAGAAGACTCTGGAAGGAAAGCTCGTAGGCCTTGTGCTATGCGAAGAGGAGTATATCGGAAACGATGGCAACCTCAAGACAAGACTATATGTAGATAGGGAATGTTCTGTTGATGATATTGTTAATGGCAATTTTAAGGTTAAGCCTCTCAAGAAACTTCCTGAGGAAGATAAGCCAGCTTCCTCTGCTGATGCAGACTTCATGAAGATACCAGAAACTGACAGATCAGATCTTCCATTCTAATGGAGATATCTTATGTGGATTATCGAGGATACAAGACAACAAAAAGACCAGCATGAAGTGAAACATAAATGGTTTGCCGATAATGACATAGAACTAATAAGGTGCAAGCTGCCTTTCGGAGATTATGCTATTCCTCCAAAGGTGGCTGTGGACACCAAGAAGGGTTTATCTGAAATTGCAAACAATATATGTGGAGCCAAGGATGAACACCAACGATTTAAGCGTGAATGTGTGCAAGCTAAAGAAGCAGGGTGCAAGTTGATATTTCTAATCGAGAACGATGAAGGCATTACCAGCATTGATCAAGTGCACACCTGGAAGAATCCAAGGACTCCATATTATCCAAAGTGTGTCCAGGGCGATCGCCTTGAAAAAGCAATGAAGACTATGTCGGAGCGGTATGGCTGTGAGTTTTTGTTTTGTGACTTCAAAGATACTGGTCGAGTAATTATGGAGATATTAGAGAACTATGAACATGATGGACGTGGCAATTAAATACACAGAAATGGGTTTAGCTGTCTTTCCAGTAAGACGTAACAAAACTCCATATACTCCACATGGATGCAAGGACGCAAAAACAGATCTAAGAGCTATTAAGAGTTGGTGGAAGCGTTGGCCAGATGCCAACATCGGCATTGCGACTGGCAGCATTAGCGGTGGAATTGTAGTTATTGATATCGACATTGATGAGGATAAGGGTGTTTATGGTGATGACAGCCTGCGAGAGTGGGAAGAAGAACATGGAGAACTTCCGGAGACATGGAGAGCCATTACTGGTAGAGGTGGTTATCATATCTACTACAGAAGTGATGAGAAGATAAAAAATACAACCGGACTTTATCCTGGTGTTGATATAAGAGGCGAGGGCGGTTATGTGATAGCTCCACCTTCTATCCATCAAAATGGCAATTCGTATCAATGGGAATTTGATCCAGACGATACAGACATCCATTTTGCAGATCAACAGGTTATGGATTTTATATATGGAGCGGATAGAAAGAAGAAGAGAAAAGACCGCTTCAGATTACCGGACCATATCAAGAGTGGGGAGCGGAATGACACTATATACCGTTATGGCTGTTCATTACAAGCTAAGGGATATTCCGATGAAGATATCCTGGATAAGCTTGAAGATGCAAATACTCGTTGTGATGTGCCGCTTAAGGATGATGAAATCATAACCATCTACAACAGTGTTATTGAGCTTGAAAAAGGTGAGAGGTATGTTCCTGCGGAAGTAGATATGCCAGCAGGATGGCACACACCAAACCTAGATAGGACAGAAGAAGGAAAGACTCTACAAACTATTCACAATGCTTCTGAGGCTATTGAGTTTGATCCAAACTTATACAAGAAGATCAGAATGAATCGACTCGCCTATTCACCATATGTTTTTGGAAATCTGCCTTGGGGCGCTAATTCTAACCAGGTGCGAGAGTGGAACAATGTTGATGATTCCAATTTAAAAATGTACCTGGAAAAGAATTACAGCTTGAGACCATCTGAGAAGATCATGGATGCGCTTACTATCGTTGCTGATAAGAACTCATACAATCCAGTTACTGATGTGTTAGAGCAGTGCTATAACCAATGGGACGGAAACCCTCACATCGAGAATTTGCTTCCGGACTATCTTGGAGTGGAGAAGACTAGATATACAACAGAGGTTCTTAAGTTATTTATGCTTGGAGCTATATCAAGAGCATATTATCCAGGATGCAAGTTTGACTATGTTCCAATAATATACGGAACACAAGGTTGCGGAAAGTCTACGTTCTGCAGAGCGCTTGCTATGGATGATGCCTGGTATGATGACAACTTTAACACTATTGAGGGCGATAAGGCTGCAGAAAAATTAAGGGGCTTGTGGATGGCTGAGCTTGCAGAGCTTCTGGCAACGAAGAAGGCCAAGGAGCTTGAAAGCATTAAGTCATTCCTTACTTCAAGAGGAGATAACTATAGGCCACCATATAACCGAAGAACTGAGAACAGGAAGCGTGTGTGTGTCTTTATTGGGACAACAAACAGTGATCATTTTCTTACAGATAGGACCGGTAATAGAAGATTCTTACCGCTTATTGCTAACAAAGACAATGCAAAGACACCAATAGTAATACCAGGTAACTATGAAAAGGCGCTTATTGATATACGAAATGCTTGGGGCGAAGCAATGGATATTATGAAGAAAGCTGGAATGCACATTCCTTTAATACTTCCTGCTGATCTAAGCGAAGACGTTATGAATATGCAGAGGCGCTTCCAGGAAGATGATCCTCAAGTCGGTATGATTCAGAGCTACCTTGATGGATGTAAGAATGAGCGAGTGTGTGTGTTAGAGCTATGGGAAGAGGCACTGCATAATACTGGAAAGCCTTCTAAGTATGAAAGCAATCTAATCCATACAATTATGCAGCAGGAGATCTCCGGTTGGACTAGATCTGAAAAAAGACAGCGTTGTGGAGACTATGGTTTACAGATTTGTTATGAGCGAAACAATAAATATATCGAGAATGTAGAATCTTCTGATTTGCCATTCAAGTTGTAACATACGTGTAACATAAAAATAATGTATATGTTACGCCTTAAAGCCTTTATTTATCTATGTTTTTTATACTTTGTAACATATGTAACATAAAAATATAAGACTTTTTTAAAAATAGGTAGAAGGTAAAAATGAGTATATATAGAAAGTTTATGTTACATGTGTTACAAAAATGCGCAAACGCTTATAAATAAAGGGCTGAACCTGTAACATATAAATTTTCAAAGATATGTTACAAACCATATTTTTGGAGGTCGAAATGAAAAATAACAAATTTTCCAAGAATAGCATTGAGTGGAGAATGTTTGGAGATATTTATCAGTTAGTGGAGCGGTATTGGATACCAGAAGACTCGGATGAGTATTGGCAAGCAGTAGTGGATTCGGTAGACAAGATCTCTGATAAGTATAACAATACATCCGCCCAGTTATTCGTGAATATAATTCTAAGTGCTTTTATGGAGTACTTACAAACCAAGATGAAAGAGGGGACCAATGAAGATTAAGATATTACAGGCAGCGACAGTGATGGTGTTACTGATTCCACTGCTGATGCAACTTGAGTATGTGTATGAGAACAAGGAGCCTGAGGAGAAGCAACCGCTCCGAGTGGTATTTATACAGGAACACGCTATGGTTAATATGGCAGAGGCTGAGCCTTGTGTTTCGGAGAAGATAGAAGCTAAGCGTGAGTTAATCGAGGAATATAACAAGCTCAAGGAAGAGTGGAAGACTGAAGCAAAGGAACAGCACGAGGCTTATCTGGCTGAACTGGCAAGACAAAGAAGAACTGCACAAGTGACTCAGACATATTCCGAGCCAGCTTCTTCCGCTCCAATGGATACCGCTCCATCCTCAGATGGATATCTCGGAACATATCGCTGCACTGGATACGTTGCAACAGGTAATGCTTGTGCTTCCGGTGTAATGCCTGAAGCTGGTGTCACGGTGGCAAGTAATAGTTTACCGATGGGAACACGAGTTTATATCGAGGGCATTGGCGAGAGAGTAGTTCAAGACACAGGGGGCATGGGAAACGGAGTAATAGATGTCTTCGTTGACAGTACTTCGGAGGCCTATGCGCTTACCGGAGATTATGAAGTTTATATTATTGAGGAGTAACCAAAATGAAATTTTATGTAGTAGTAAAGAAATTTGAAGAATATTACAAAAAGGCTATGAAGAATCCTTTTATAAGAAAGCCTATTGCTTGGTCCTTGTATCAGACTTGGATATGGGTAAATGAAAACGAAAAGGAGCGTGATACATAATGACAAATGCATTTGCAATAGCTTTATTAAAACAAGATATACAAAATTCAAAGAGAAATATTAGTTATCGTCATAATGAGGTGGGAATAGAAGCACTCGAACTTGCAATTAAAGCCTTAGAGCAACAACCAAACCGATGCGACAGTTGTGTACATTCTGAAGAACAGGATGGTTCGAATTGCTATGAATGTGTTAAAGGAATGGCTGATAATTTTGAGCTAATGCGTGATGCTACAGAAGAAGAACGCAAATCCGTAAAAGATTATGTTGAATCAATAAGTAAGCCGACAGGTGTACATTTTGATGAAACACAGCCAAGATGGATTCCTGTTAGCGAGAGGTTGCCACAGGATGAACAGAAAGTATTAGTAACCACAAGAAGCGGTAAATTTATTGATGTAACCACAAGTATATATCATCATGCAAGTGCCTATTGGGAACACTATGTCATAGCATGGTTGCCATTATCAGAGCCATATAGAGAAAGTGAGGAATAGATATGACAAAGGAAGAAGCAAACAAGTTAAAGGAAGATATAAATCACATAAGAGACAATCCATTATTTAATATGGTCAGTAAAGATACAATTATTGAAATAGTGCTTGAAAAGATAGATATGTTGGCAGAAAGCGAGGAATAAGATATGACACAAGAACAAAAAGATAAAATCCTCAAAGCGTTAGCAGAGGACAGAAATAATTATGCAAGAGATTGTCAAGAACGAATAGAAAAAGAATATGGCAAGATTGAGGGTGCTGATTATATGCTTCAAAGATTTCTTGATGTTCTTAGAACTGAGGTTGGACCACAGGAAAGCGAGGAATGAAGAATGATTTATTATATTATCAAATCTATTATTCCTGTATTGCTAGGTTGGATAGCTTGTGAAATATGTCACAGATTGGAGGATAAGAATGAGTAAAGATATTTATACAAGAGGCAAAGCTGTTGAGAAATTAAAGAAAAGATATAACGAGATAGTTGATAATGCTAAAAATTACAGAGATATGACAATACAAACAACTTTTCATTTTGACGAATTGCCGACTATTAGATATGACATCACAGAGGTTGTTATTCCAGAGGAGAGTGATAGTGAATGACAGCAGAAGAAATCAACAATATGAAATACAAAGTATGTTGCCCATTATGCGACAATGATAAATGTGTTAGAGGTACAGATAAATGTGAAGCTGAGATGTGGGCAAAGCAGAAGAAACAAAAGGAGAGTGAACAATGACACTAGATAGAACTACTGGAGTGGTTACAACAAGGCTAGGCACTGGATTTACGCAAGTAACTATCAGAGCAGAGAGGACAGATAACTTCGTTACTGTCAGCCTTGCGGATGAATCAAGGGGAATTATGATTCAAGTGCCATATGACAAGATAAAGAGTGTGGTTAGAGAAACATACAAGAGGTGATCACAATGGGATGGATAAAGCCTGAAGATAAGATGCCACCAAGCGGACTTAATGTGCTGCTTGAAGTTTCCGGCATATGGGTTGCCGGATTACAATCTGACCATTCCTTTGAAATAGGATGTTGGCTCGGAAATCCGGATGGGAACCGAGAACCATTCTGGCTAATTCATGGAGCTGTTGAATATTGCGGAAAATATTATGAATTAACAAATCCAACAGTTCATGCCTGGATGCCATTGCCGGAACACTTCCAACCTCAAGAGATATTCGGAGAACCGGAAGATGATCTGCTGGAACACGCAATGTTCGAAGATGATCCGGAGTGGTTATATAAGGATAACAATGTATATGAGCAAATGAGCCTGGAGGACTTCCTCAAAGGAGCAAAGAATGATTGATGAATGGGTTGAGAACATTAACACGAAGGAGTGCTGGAGACTAGATACAGATCCGTCAAAGGAAGTTTATATCGGAGAGGATAGACAGATTCATTACGCAAGGGAAATATATAACTATCGATTCTATCCTATGTGTCCGAAGGAAGCTCCTAAGATGGAAGCTCCGGAGTATGGAGAGCAAATGTCTCTCGAAGATTTTATGAAGGAGTAAGCACATGACAATATGGATGAAGGTAACTCACGATAAATATGAGCATCCAGTCGCTATTGCGGACAGTTGTGTTGAACTAGCAAAACTTCTCGGAAAGACTGCAAACAACATAAGCTCTTCAATAACTCATAGCAAGAAGCGAGGTAACTGGACACCATATCGCAAGGTTGTAATAGATGATGAAGATTAGGAGGGGTAATGATGAGCAACATAGAAGCACAGATATACATCGAACAGATAATTCGCATCGTAAGAGACTGCGAGGAAGTACAGCAGGAAGAATACGTGAGCGCATTCCACAAGGAGATAGAGAAGAAGAAGGCATATGATCATATTGTTGCAATACTAAGGAGCCAGTTATGAAAGCTAAGGACTACCTGGAAAGCTATCGTCGTAATGAGATAGCAATAGAAAAACTGAAGAACGAGATCACAAGGATAGATGCCAGGTTAAAGGGTGGCTCACATTCATACAGTTCGGACAAGATCAAGGCCTCAGATGATAACCTAAACGAAAAGCTAATGACTGAATGCCTGGACAAGCGAAACAAGATGAACAATGACATCGTAATGAATGAGAACGTCCGTGCTGATCTAGTGCTCAAGATAACATCAATGTCGGACTACCGCTACATAGATGTACTATACAAGCGTTACATTGAATGCAAGCGCTTTGATACTATCTCAGTTGAAATGAACTACGATTATGACTGGGTTCGGAAGCTACACACCAAGGCGCTCGAAGCATTCGCCAAGGAGTACGGGCTTGAGTCTGAATAACAACACACAAAAAGACCGGTAAAATTATGTTATAGTGTATGTGTTAAATCATATGTTGAGAGATGAATTTCACCATTTCGTAACCTCGTCTAAAGAAAAGTACCTCAGGGATTAGATATGCCCTGGGGTATTTTAGTATAACGATATATCACAGCTGGATATAAAACATACCGAGGAGGTGTACCGGAGTTATGGCTACCAACCCAAGATATGCCAAGCGAACTCTAAGAGAACAATACAGAGCTAGGTTCAAGGCTATGCAATGTCCTTGCGCAATATGTGAAGGAAGGTTCGGACCTATTCATTATGATGAACCTTCAGATGGAAAACATCCTTTGTCTTTCGTCATTGATGAGATCATTCCAATATCAAAGGCTGAACAGTTTGGTTATCCAAGCAAAGAAGCAGCCGCCCAGGACTGGGACAACCTTCAAGCTTCACATTACATTTGCAATGCGAGGAAGGGGGCTAGGTTGGGCTACAAGATAAAAAATAATAATAAATTATCTGAGAAAGTTGCTCCAAATATTTCGGATGGTGACTGGTAGCACTGGCACAGGTGGGGAGGGAACCCCCACCCCTATACAGCGTGAAT